ACCGACCTTTTCAGGACCTTGACTAAGTGTTTCGACAAGCGGTCCAAGCGCCGCGCCCGCGGGACCGAAAAGCGCGGTTCCGGCCGCGCCCGCGGCTTGACCGATCAAGTTCTTTGCGCCTTCCGCGCCATTCAATACTTGCGATAGTCCGCCGATTCCGCGCGCTAACCCTTGCGACTGACCGTCGCTAAGACCGGCGCGACCGCCGCGTGATGGAACTTGTCCGTCACCAAGCGCCGACGAAAACGGGTTTTGTTGAAGTTGTTGTAATTGTTGAACAAGCTTGTCGTAGCTTTCTTTTTGAAGCTTTATATTGTCTTCGGTGAATTTGATTTTCAAATTACCTAAAAGCTTTTCGCGTTCGACGTCCGTGATAAAGCCCTGACGTTTTGCCGAATTGATAAGGTTCAAATTCTTTTCGAACACGTTCTTGATCGTGTCTGCTTGCGTTTTGCCGACGTCTTGAAGGCTTTTTTCGAGCGTTTCGAAGTCTGACTTTAACTGTGAATTGAAACGCTCCACCGCGTTTGTTTGTTTATCAAAACCTTTGGTGACTTTTTCAGTCGTCTTGACAATTTCGTTTTGCGCGACCGTCGCATTTTCAAGCGCGACTGATACGCCCGCGATCCGTTCGGTGACTTTATCAAAGCCCGCCGACGTCTTGCCAATTTCGATCATGTCGTTTTTATAGGTCGCGATCGCGTCGCGACCGGCTTCAAAAGACGCGGTCAATTCGCCTTTAACCGCAAGCCCAACGGCACCAAATAGATTCGCTAAAAGTTTCAACTGCGACCCTAAGATCGAAAAGAATCGAATCACGGTGTCGGTAACTTGAACCGCGATCCCCATAGAATCAACAAATAGGATAAGCCCGCCGCGAATCAGTTCGCCGAACTCTTTGCGGTTTTCACCGACGGCCGCGGCAAGGTCTATAAAAATGTCTTTAACCGAAGTCAGTACAATTAAGACCGCTTCGTTTTGTGTGACCGCGACGCCCAATTCTTCTTGGAAGTCTTTTTGCGATTTCGCTAGTTGAATCAATGCGCCGTCATACCCTTTTAGTTCATTTTCGGCAAAACCCTTATATCGTTCCGCGACGATCTTGACCGCTTCACCGTTTCGAAGTTGTTCCGCGGTCAAGCCTTGTAACTGCGGCACCACTTGGGCAAGCCGCCCCGCGGTTCCGTCGAACGTTTGACCCAACGCTTTAACACTTGAATTCAAATCGTCGCCGGTTACGGCGGACAAATCGACCGCGGCTTTTATCAGTTCGGCCGCTTCGTCGTTGGTTAAGTTAAAAGACTTCGCAAGTTTGACGGTGCCTAAGATAACGTCGTCTTCGAACTTCGAAACACGCGCAAGTTCGTCGGCTAGGTCTTGAAACGCTTCAACGTTTTGAAGGCTAAAATCGCCCGACGCTTTTAAAGCGTTTTCAAGCCCGCGCGCGGCGATTTCGGCTTCACTTGATTCGGCGGCGACGGCTTGTAACCCGTCGATGATTTTATCAACGGCGAACGCGGCGACAAAGGCGCCCGCGACTTTCTTCAACTGCGAAAAGCTGTTTTCAATTCCGCCGACTGATTTGTCGACGGACTTTGTGAACTGTTCGACCCCGTCCAGTGCCTTGCCAAATTGGGTCACGAATTCTATGGGAACTTGTATCGCCATTTTTTACCCGCCCCGTTTCTTTGCTTCCGCCCTTTCAATTTCGTCGCGCAAGTGTTCTATTTCGACGAAGTATTCCGCGGTCAGGGCGTCAAGGTTTTCAAAAGCGTCAACGAACCCAAGTGATCTAAGTCGCTTTCGGTTGTTGTATTCCGCAACGTAGTAAGCGGTTGGGTTGTTGTATTCCCGATGCCCCTTGTACGATGCGTGAACTTGCGCCTTTAACGCCCCTAGTTCTTTTTTCCCAAAAAACCCAAAATAAATTTCGAACACAAAGCCGTCACCATGCCGCCCGCATCCGGGTAACTGTAAAAGTCTTCGACCGATTTCAGTTCGACCCCGGCTTTTATGTCTTTTAGTTCAACGCCTTTGACGTACTTTTGAATTCTTTCGGCGCAGTTCGCTAACAAATCAAGTTGTTGAAGCGCCTTTGATACGTCTTTCTTCGCGTCTTCGACGTTGCCTTCCCCAACGACCGCAAGCCCGATTTCTTTCGGAAGTCGCAAGCGTTCGTGATACGGCGGGATTTGAACTTCGATGTAACCTTCAAACTGTTCGGCGAAACGGTTTCCCGCTTCGCTTTCGTTTTCCGCGTCGAATTGAGCGGGCGTGAATTTTACTAACATGGTGACCCCCTTGAATTTTCTTGTTATAGGAAATTCAAGTAAACTTCACCGTTCCCGCTTGCGTCAACAAAACCCTGTAACGTCATGTTCAAGCCGATTTGTGAATCAAGGTCGGTAACTTCGAAAGCCGATACAACGCATGACGGCATGTAAAGGTTCCCACACTTACCGGCGACCCAGTTTCCGCCCGACTTAACACCAAAGTTCCAAGAAAACGCCGTGTCTGAATTCGCGCGATATCGGCGAAACTTGTCGGCGTCGTGTTTGTCTAAAAGCGCCGTGATTTGCACCGTTACTGCGCGCGCCGTTGTCAATTTCTGTTCGACGCCGGATTCGGCGCAAACACACAAGACATCGGTCAAAGTGTTTTCAAGTGAAAATTGGATGCTTGAAGCACAAAAGCAAACGTAGTCAGTCGAATCGCCGATCATGACTTCGTTAGCTTTAGCGACTAACGGATCGCTAGAATCGAAGGTCGGCGTGTGCGGTGCCGCCCATGACATGGCGTTATCGGCCGTGTAAGTAAGCGCGCCGGTATCGTCCGCCGCGGTTGAAAAGCCGATCGCGTCACCAATCGTGTTCGCGGTGTTCGTGCCGGTGTTCCATTCCAATTTGAAAACAGTTCCGTCGGAAGTGAATTTGAACTTACCGCCGCTTGTCGAATCGTTGTCCATGTATTCAACCGTAAAAGTATCGGCCGAACCTTGGGCGTTCATACTGTCTTCGATCGCTTGCGCTAGTTCATGCGGGTCACGGTAAACACCGGCGTCAACCGTCGCGACTAAAGCCGCCGCCGCGCTGTCTTCGAAGTCTAACTTCGTGTCATTCGCGTCGATGCGAATTGGGTTAAAATGATACTTGGTGCCTTGAAGCCCAAACGTTGCGTTGATGAATTCGCCCGCGGCGGCCGTGATGCCTAAAGAGTTCACGCGCGCACCCGCTAAAAGTTCATACAACTGACCGTTGCCGCGGTATGAATGAAGCGACAATGACGGATGACCGGTGTTGGCCGGTGCAAAGTTGATACACTTACCAACCGCAACGCCTGACGCCGGGGCGTCGGCTAGATTGAAACCTAAAGTTAGGTCGTTAGTCGATACTGAAAGAACCGGGCGAATCGAATAGCCGTTCGTTCCGTCTTTTATCAATACGGCTTTACCGCGCGCGAAGTCACTTCCGCCCGCCGCAAGTTTTAACAACGAAACCGTTGACGACGTTGTTGTCGAACGTTCCGTCCCGTTTGTACTAGTTGAACCGAAAGCAGATTCTAACAAGTCGTTGATTTCGGGCGCTTGCCCTTCAACCCCGCTATGTTTCAAATAGTGTGAAAAGCTTGATTCGGGCGATTCTAACCCTTGAATACTTTTTGAAGCGCCGATGCTTGACCGAATTTCTTCGTTTTCAAGTAACTGGAAATTGGGCACCAATGACAAATCGGGTTGAAGCGCGACATAGTCGGAAACGCCCGACGGATCGACCGGCGTTCCCGCCGTTACTTCTTTTACTACGCCCATCACATTTGATTTTGAACTTCCGTAAGTAGACATAAAACCCCCAAGGCTTTTTTAAACGTTTAAATTTTCAATCAAAATAGCTTTAAAATTCGCCGAAACAAACATTGCTGAAAAGTCGTCGCCTTCAATCGCTTGAACGCCCGAATCGTTTTCATACGACAAATTGATAAGACCGCTATTCAATGTCGCGTTCGTTTCGAAATCTTTTATGACAAGTTTCAGGTCTTCCATTAAGTCCTTAGAAACCGTGCCGTAACCGCTTGCATCGCCGTCAAGCTTGAACACTTCGCGCGCGATCGACACGACAAACGTTCGATCGACATGAATGTTGCAAGATAGTTCGCGACGACCGTTTGTCGCCGAACCAATCGCAAGACCGTAACCTTGTTTTAAAAATGTGAAACTGTTCGACGGAATGTCATACGCGTTCGGTATTTGGTGCCAACCCGCGGCCGATGTCAAAACGGCGGCAAGTCTTGTCAATAAATTGTCGTAAGCCGTTGAAACCGCGGAACTCATCGGCGCACCAACCGGCCGAAGCTTGGTTTCGCTTCCGCTTGTTCGCGTTTACCGTTGGCGTTTTTATCTAAGTCAAAAGTCACCTTGTCCAATGCGTCGACATAGTTGTCGAACGCCTTTTCGCGGCGTTCTTCGTAGTCTTTGCCAAACGCCGAGTACGCGATTTCGGCGACTTTGTGAACCGCGGCGTCCGCGAACTGTTCCCAGTTCAGGATCTGACTAGCTGAAAAGATTTCGCCTTTTTTCTTTAGGTCGCGAATGATTTCTTCGGCGGCTAAAACATGCTGTTCGTCCCAATTTGTTTTCGCCGCGGTGAACGCGGTCATAACCGTTGAGCGCCCAAGATCCGGATAGTAACCCTTTAAGTTGTAGTCGTTTGAAAATTTATGACCGACATACTTCAAAGCGGTCGTCGCTTTTAGGTTTCCGGAAAACGCTAACCGAACCCAATACATGTTGTATATTTTCAAAGTCGTTAGGCCCGAACCCGTCATGTTTTCGGTGGTTTCTTCTTTAGCCCAAGACTTGTTCCGGTCCGTCGTCCAAGAAATGATCCCGCTATTTGCTAACGTGTGCCCACTAGAATTTTTAGTTTGGTCTAACACGTCAACCGCCTCGACCCATTCCGACCCGTTCCAAATAGAAACGGATACGACCGACGCGGCGTCGTTGGCGGTCGACACCATAAAGTATCGGTGATTGAATGGAAGATCGCTTGCAAGATACAAATAGTCGTCAGCGGCGACAATGTCGACCGTTTCACTTCCCGCGAAAACGTCGTTCAAGTTGATCGACAAATCGGTCAACGTGGTATTGTTTTCGAAAATCACGCGGTTATTGACTAACAAATCGCGCCCCCGTTGTTAAGTTCCCAAGTACGCGCTCAACTTATCGTCAAGCGCGTGTTCGGAACTTACTTCGTTCCGGCGTAGTAACCTTCGATAACCACACGCGCGCGTCCGGCCGTGTTAGCTGTCGTAATGTTCAACTTAACTTCTTTACCGCTTGCGGAATAGTATTTCGCACTTGGAACGACATAGATGTCGGCCGCGTCGGTCGCGCCCGCAGTCGAAATGCGTAAGTCGGCGCCCGCCGCTTTTGCGTCCCAACCGTACATCCCGGCCGTGCCGAAACTTCCGCCGATATCAACGACAAAACCGTTTGGATCGTCGTCGTCACCAACTTCAAGAACTGTCGTTCCCGTGATCGCCGTGTCTACGATAACGTAAACTTTTTCGATAACGGTTCCCGCGGGGATCGCCCAAAGATCGCCGTCAACAAATGGCTTTGGTGACGAATAGCTTTGACCGCTTCCGCCCGTTGCCGTGCCTTTTAAATAAACCGTGTGAACAAACTTTTCACCAACCGCGCCGCCCGCACCGGCGAATGATTGAAAACCGCAAAGCGTAACCGCTGCGGCGATCAACAAACTAACTAAGTATTTCATGTTAGACCCCTTATAAAAAATTAAAGTTAAACTTCATTCAAGGAAAAGCCGAAAACAATCTTTCGGCTTTATCAATTCGCTATTAAGTCAACGTTACAACGCGCAAGTTTGACGCTTGTTTCACGCCAAACAATACGTCCATGTTCACGCGCATTGAGCGAATACCTTCGCCGCCGCGATTGAACACACCAACTTGCGGCGCTTGTTGAACCGCTAGTTGCATGAAAATCGGATGAAACAAATACGACACGTTACCCGCAACTGTTGTCAATTTGGGCGTGAAGCCCATGACCGGCGTTGCAATGGCGCCCGCTGTTAACGGTGAACCACTTGGGATATAGTCGCGGCTTGTAAAGCCTGAAATGTTGAACAAGTCATTATGTTGAGCGGCGCCGTTTATCATTACGCGACCGGCTTGTTCAACGTTTTGAGCGTCTAACAATTCTTTCGCTTCTAAGATATCGGCAAGCGCCAACGTTGTCGAACTATCATAGGCGATCGCGTGATCCGGTGCCGCGGCACTTGGAACGATCGTGTCGATGATAACTTGTTGCATTTTCTTTAGGATCGAAAAAAGCGCCAAGTCGCGAAGCGCGTTCATAGCTTCGATTGACTGACGTTCTGCTTTCTTCGTCACTTGAAAATCTTTTGCAACTTGTTTGTTGATAACAAGTTGTTGACCGTTCGCAACGACGCTATCAGCGTCAACCGCTTCGGCTTCGTTGATTTCTTGCGCTTCGCCGAATTCCGGGAAGTCCGTAATGTTTACGGTGTCACCTAACTGCATGATGTCGCCTTCATACTGTCGGGAAACCGAATCGTTAAACGGCAACGCCGCCAACAATGTCGGGTAAAAAGCCGATGACCACATTTCTGGGATCAACGCCGCTAATTCTGTTTCTGCGGTCATGAACTTATCCATTAGTAACCCCCCTTAGAGTTAAACTGTTCTGTTATTTTGGTTTCTTTTAGCGCGCCATTGGTCCATGAACTTGGGCCACATTTCACGCCATTTTTTTGGATCTTTTTTTTCTAATTCGTACATGTATTCGTGGGTCAATTCCGGCGCGTCGCTATCGCCTTCCGTTTGACGTCCGCCCGAACCGTTGTTCACTTTTGGCGGTGAAGCCTTTGCGAACGCGTAAGGGTTAGACTTTTTGAAATTTTCGACAAATATATCGACACCATGGGATAAAAAACGCCCGTTGTTGGTGACTTCGACTTCGATGTCCGCGAAATCCTCTTTATCAAGTAAACGCAAAGCTTCGGGCAACAATCCGGCTTTAACAAGCGCGGCGCTTGCGGCTTTGTGCTTTTCGTTTACGATCACGTTACTTTTAAAAGAATTCAACTTTTGTTCCGTTTCGTCTAATTTCGACTTGTAAGTTTCGGCCAACTTTTTAAAGTCGCCGCCGTCTTCTGTTTTTTTATGTTCTAAAGCTTCAAGTCGAGCTTTTAGGTCGTCACGTTCCGCTTGCGTATCAACCGCGGTCTTTTTGATGCGGTTGAATTCGGCCGATAACTTTTCGTATTCGGCTTTCGGAATGACGTCGGAACCTTGTGTCGGGTTCGGTGTTTGGTCGTTAGACATGATTTTGCCCCCTTTTAGTTAAATAGTTCAAGTCTTGAATCAAGTTTTGAACCGTTGTTTCAAAATGGATGACACCACATCAACGATACGCCTGTAAACACTCGGACTAAAGTCTTCGTCTTTGTCCGGTATTATGGGGCGCTGCGGCTGACCGTTTACGCCTTCGCGGTGTCCCTGTTCTTTCAGTTCCGATAGTCGGGAACGAAACCCGATCGCGACGCCCTTCACTAAAGGTCGCGCGACAAG